TGAGCGGATGCGGCGTCTGATTTTGCTTGAACCCTTCGGCGTTATAAAAAAGAAATAGAAGAATATGTTAACTTATCATTTTAGAATTTATGAAAAATAAAACTATAAAATAAATAAAAAACAGGGAAAAACTGATCATGAAAAACGAAAAAATGATACGAATTATAAAAGAAGAGTTAGCTAAGTTTAAGGATGGACAATCTGGTTCAATAGGCTATCCACCAAATCGCGACATTGAACCAATTGAACCATATATCAAAACATATATAGAAAAAAAGATGAAAGATCGGGGGCTGCAGTACCTCGACCTCGATCAGACCCGTGAGCCTAGGTGTCGCGCCCTGCTGGCTTGAACGATGGAATTTGGTGAATTGCCTAAAGAATATCAAAGAGAGTTAGCTAACTATAAATTTTCTTTAGATAATAGTGGCGACAAACCAATGGAAATATATTATAATAATTTGGATATTTATAATAGAAAAGCGAGTGATTGAAAAAACAGAATAAGAGAAGAAGTTGAGTTTTGAAATGATAATTATGATGAAAATGATTTACTGTCTCAGTTTATAGACGAAGCAATCAGAATGGCGAATCTCGCTTATCAAAAAACAGCATCGGCAATTTCTCAAAATGGTGGCATGGGAACTGATAATCCATCTAATTCATATTTAATTAAAGCTTCAAGATCATTAAAAGAAACAATTTCTCATTTATCAACCGCGGAAAAAATGGCAAAACAATAAAATATGGCAAATCAAGAATATAAAATATACTTTCCAGAAATAGTTCCCGTATCTTTATCTTCGGAATATATTGATTATGAACTTTGAGTAAAATCGAGATTAGGTGACGATATTGCGTCCGTTGAGTTGACACCCAATCAAATTTTTATTAGTCTTCAAGAAGCTGATATGGAATTTTCGAGTGAAGTAAATACCGTTTATATGAAAAATTATATGTCTCATTTTTATGGATTATCACAATCTCAAAATGTCAGTGGAATAAATCCCAATTTTACATACTCATATCTTAATCATATAACAAAAGGTATTGGAGATCTGGCTGGTATAGGTGGAAATAACAAGGATTTTATCGGCTATATAACATTGGTTCAAAATCAACAAAATTATGATTTGCGGGATTCACTATATGATAAAGATGGTAATCAAGTTGACTTTTCCAACGGTGTTGAAATAAAAGAAATATACTATAATGATTTAGACACAACATCTAGATATATTGATACATGATCATATTATAATATAATGGCTGGAGAATTTGGTGTTCAATCAGCTCTATATAATACAATGTTTGCGATGTTGCCGATTAATGCGAATGTTATGATGATGCAACATGTCAGATATAATAACAAATTAAGACTCAGTAATTATACATATGAAATGTATGGAGATCAAACTCTTAAGATATTTCCGTCGCCAAAGGTTGGTAATAAAAAAGTTTACATAAGATTTAGACACATTCAACCAATAGATTCAACACTTTCTGTAACAGGATCATCTGATGGTAGTACAAGAACAAATGGAATAACGGATCCTATTGGAAATTTTTCTCAAGTAAAGTTGCAGCCATTTAATTGAGATTCATTGAATGGCATTGCAAAAAGATGAATAAGAATGTATGGACTTGCTATTTGTAAAGAAATACTGGCTTTTGATAGGGGTAAGTTTAAAACAGTTCCGTTTGCATCCGAAAATAATACGGTAGAATTGAATTGAGATATGTTATCATCCCAAGCAAAAGATGAGCAATCAAAATTAAAAGAAACGCTTAGACAAGATTTAAATGATATAATGAATAATGCGGAGTTATTGAAAAGAGATGCTGATGCGTTAGAACAAATACAAAAACAATTAACATACGTACCATTATTTCCATATTGAAGATAAAGGAAAAACAAATATGAAACTAACAGAATGAGAATGATATGATAATGTAGAGGATCCATTTGAAAATGAAACATCTGGAGATCATGATTTAGATGAATTAAAAGATGAATTGATTGCAAAAATGGAGAGAGATTATTGAAATTCTAAAGGGCCGTTATCGTTTGGAGAATATTTTGAAATGTTAGAAATGAGTTTTGGAAAAATAGACCCATCGTCGGCTGAAGAACTGTTTAGTACTTATCAAAATTATAGAAATCAAATAGATCCAACATTACCAAAGGAGTAAAATAATATGTCATTCATAAATAAAAGAAAACAAGTAAAAGAATTGGCTAGAAGAGGTAGATTACCAAAGGTAATTCGCGAAATGGACCCAGAGACCGGAGAAGAGTTTGACGTTACTCCAGAAAATATTGATTTTGATGAGACGGTGGTTGACGATTCAATGGAAGATAGTAAAGCACCATTAAGAGATAAATATTCTCCATTTAGAGGTGGAAAATTAGAAAATAAAAAAATAAAAAGTAACGTAAAAAAGTTATCTGAAAAACAATTTAGAAAATTTATAAGACAATTACTTATTTCAGAAATGAAAAAAAATAAATCAAATGTTGTAAAGATTGATGGTAAATCAATAAAAAATATGATAAAAACAATGTTGGGAGAAATGGACACTAGTGGTCTTGCCGTTCCGCTGGGTTTTGTTGATAATAATTCAAATCAGAAAAAAGGTGTAAAAGGCATTAAAAAGAAAAAAAGAAAGTCGGGAATAAAAACAGAATCATATGAATCTCCCTACGCAGAAAATGATGAATATACGGATGAATTAGAAACGCAGTTAATATCAGCTCAAACAAAACAAACATCAAAAAGAGCAGATATTTTAAATTCAAAAAATAAGCGTAAATTTGTTGCGAATATAATAAAGGAAATGGATAAAAAAATAATAAATAGCGATGATGATTATATTCAAATGAGTTCAATGTTACAAAGTCTAATGATGGAAGATTTTGAGCAATTTTCAAGCGATAAAGAATTTGATTTATTTGACGAAAATAATTATTCGCATAGATTTGCTAATTTTGAAGAATATTGACAAATAATAGTTGATGAATTTAATATATTTGATGGAAAATATAACGATGAAATAAAAAATATATTATGAGATGAATATGATGAAATTGTTTTAAATCCCAATATTCTTTATAATGAAAATAACGAAAATAACGAAAATAATTATAATAATTATAATGATTATGAGGAAGATGAATATAATGAACAAGTATAGAAAATTCATAGCAGAAACATCCTTAATGCCTGGTAATGGCGAAGGTCTTATCAATGTTCCTAATCGTACAATGAATCAGAAATTATGAGATAATAAAGAATGTGAACACTGTAATGGTGATGGCTGATATGAAGATGGAACGATGTGCGAATATTGCCACGGTTATGGTATAAATGAAAGTCTTTTAAACAATGAAATGAACGCGACAAATATGAATAGTGAAAATGATGAAGAAAGTAATCCAATTGATGAATTAGAAAAACAAAAAGAAACGGTTGAAAACACTGAAGATATTTTTAAAAAAGTATCATCCGGTAGGAATGCCAAAGATATAGGAAAACGAATTATTACGAATTCTGGAAATGAAATTATTGGAAAAAAAGCTTCAGATATAGATCAATCAATACTTGCATCACTAATAGCATCTGGAAGTGTAATCATTGATGGCGGTGGTATAATTAAAAAAAAGTAATTAAATATGGCATATGTAACGGAAAAGGATCTAAAATTATTCAATTCTATTCAAGAGGAATTGATGTTGAATTTTAGACAACAGGAAATAGATTATATTACCATTTCAAATCTTCAATCCGGGGATCCGGATGAAAATATTTATGGAGAAATAACAAAAGAAGACATTGTTTTTTCTGATCCCATTACTATTCACGCATATGTTCAACAAAATGCTCCAGAAATACAAACAACCGAATTGGGTATAAGATATAAGAATAGTATTATTGTGTTTGTTCATAAAACATATTTGGAAGATATGGCATTACAAATTATAGAGGGTCAGTTCTTTAGATGAAATGAAAACATATATCAAATCATGCAACAAACCGGACAACAAATTCAAATTTGAGGTAACCCGGATTGGCAGGTTTATAGAAGATTTATTTGCATATTAAAATAAGGAACAAATTAAAATGAAAATTTCGAAAATACGACAAATTATAAAAGAAGAATTAAATGATGCTGATTTAACCAGACCAAAAGAGGATCAGGAATGAGAGGATTATGATGATTGAATTAATTGAAGAGATAAAAAAAGAGAAATGGAGGGTAGGTCTGGAAATTTTGGCGGTTTAACAAAAAATGCAATTAAAAAAAATGATACTGACGATGAGTGTAATAGTGCTTTTTGCGATTTCAGTAATGATTATGAAGAATACGGGTTTGTTTCAAGACAAGACATAAGTCGCGGATATTTAACAAAAAAGGCAATAACTGATTTGATCAGATTGTCAAAAGCATCTGGTACTACTTTAGAAGAAATATTAAAGTATTATTATTCAAATTTAAATAAATGGAATGATTCATTTCCAGAAAGAATGCCGATGATTAATTTTAATAACCCATTTAAAAAAATAAAAGTACAATAAATATGCCTTTAAAGAAAAAATTTATTTCAAAAAAAGAACCGAGTAAAAACGCTCAATCTCAATATGGAAAATATCTTTTTGGTGGAGAGGATGCTGGAGATCGTATTTATGGAGATGTTATTGAACCGGATAAAAGATTAGAAAGTAAAATATTGGGAATTATTACGGATTACATAGATGGTTTTTTTTCAAAAAATGGAAAAACCATAATTAACGCAAAAACAATGAGTTATTTTAAAATGTTAAATCAGGTAAAAAACGATTATCCTGAAATATTGATGCCGCCGATCGGAAAAACTGTATATAGAGGAATTTTTGTTCCTTTTTCATTATATGATCATTTATTACAATATGTTAATGTTAATTGAAAAAATATTGATGCTGATAATATTACAAAACAATTATTATCAGCGTTTAAAGGTCAAAGTTTCATGTTTAAGCCACATACTAACGTCCAGTCTTTTTCTACAAACAAAACAATATCGAAGGGATTCATGTATAACACTCCTAAATTTATTTATAATGATTATAACAGTAAAAAACTAAAGTACCCGATATGTCTAAGTTTTTTATTATCAACAACGGTTAACAAAGAAGATTATTTATTTAATAGTAAGTTTTTAAGTATCATCGGTCAATACGAAGAAGACGAGGTTATTAGAATTGGAAATCACCCCGTTGAATGTAAAATAGAAGACTTACACACGGAAATTCTTTAAGGAAACTAACATTTGAATTCAAATCAAAATATAATTGGTGAATTAGACAAATTAGTTGTTAATCATTTTAATAGTGAAAAACCGTTTGATATATCCGGCGGTATTGTCCCGGCAATATATTTAAGAGGTACTCCAGATAAATTATCTGTTTCAGATTTATGAACAAATGTTGGAGACATAAAGTATCCCGCAATTGCAATTACTAGAGATAATAACTTTAAAGTAATGCCCGAAAGAGGTACGATAAAAACGGAGGCTACACAAATAAAAGTTTTAAAAATAGAAAAAAACAAGTATATATTAGAGGAAGAACCCGGCATAAATGTAGAGATATATTTATATGATAGTCCTATTTACTTTTCGACTAAATATAATGTTATCTTTTTTTGTGAATATATGAAACATGCTAATGAATTTCAATCTATGTTTATTGATAGACTCAGTCAACAATATTATAAGATAACATCTCAAAAGTATCAATCTTTGTTTTTTGATGCAATATTTATGAATAAAGATGGTTTATCTTTTGAAGATAACTTTAATGAAACAGTCGAATCAAAGAGAATAATTAAAGTTACAGCTAGTATCGATTGCGAAGGTTATTATCTTGCTCAAGCTTCTGATGTCATAAATAGATCGATATCAAAAGCAACACTTGCAATAATAGATTAGATAAAGGGAGAAATAAAGAACAATGGCAAGAAATTTAGTAAGTCCCGGAATATCTTTCGGAGAAATTGATCTTAGCCAAGTAGCACAGGTTACTGCATTGATGGGTCCAGCATTTGTTGGAACTACACAAAGCGGCCCAGCATTCAAACCGACTATTATCAATAATTATTCGAATGAATTTATTCCGATTTACGGAGGATTAAATACCTCTCATTATGTTCCTTATGCCGTCAAATATTATTTGAAGTATGGATCGAATGCCGTAGTTTGTAGAATACTAGGTACAAATACTAGCATAGCTACAAAAGATGATTCTTTTATTATCCCAGCATCCGCATCTTGAAATGATGTTGCGGGTAGTGGTGTTGTTTCATCATCCGGCGTTATTCCGTTTGCGGTTCTGAGAAAAAGAACCGGCTCTACGGTTACTTCACTAAGTGCATCATTTAATGCGACTTCGACAATGTGAACAGTTAGCGGAAATGGCGACTTTGGTGGACCATATACATTTAATGATACTAATATTGAGGCATATTTCACCAGAGATGCTGTAACAATTCCGCCATCACCATCGTGTTCATCGTTATATCTAGATGTTCTTTATTGAACGCAGGCAACCGAAAATTCGGCGGACAATGGTACTGGAGATGTTACATTATCAGATATCGCTTATGGCGGCATGTCAATGCAAGTATTGTCGGCCGTAACAACAATCAAGGGTTCTTATACATATTCGTCAACTCCTTGAATCGTTGATGCCATAGGTCCTGATGGATCCGTTCCAAGCCTATTTAGATTTCACACAATCGGAGAAGGTCAAGAATCAAATAATGATTGTAAGATATCTATCGAGAGTATAACTAGAAAAACAGATAGTATAGGAAGTCCATATTATACATTTGATGTTATTGTTAGAAAGTGAGATGATTCTGATTCGTCTCCAATCATATACGAAAAGTTTGTTGGATGTACGTTGTTAACAAATGATAAAAACTATATCGTAAAAAAGATTGGTGATATGTATGAATATCTAAACGTTGGTACAAGCAGAATTGATGTTACCGGCACCTGGCCAAACAAATCAAACTATATCAGAGTTGAAATGTCCAGTGATAGCATTCCAATGGGAGCAAGACCATCCGGATTTAGAGGCCTACAATCGCTAAAAGATACGGTAACAACATCTTATCCTTTTAGAAACTTTAGAGTAAATCAAACAAACGGTAATTCACAATATAAAAAGTCGATATTCCTCGGATGAGATGGAAATTCTTTCGGCGCCGAATGTACCTTAGTTGGTGCGGGTGAATCCGAATATAATACCGGAAAAGGTTTCCTGATGTATGATGCAGGTAGATGATCCGGATCCGCAAACGAAATGACGGGTGCAACCGGAACTACAGTAAAGAATAGCTTCCATTTGGTTCCAATGTATGCATCCGAAGCTGTATATTCATCAACCGCTGGTGCCTTTGCAACCGGTGCAACAAACACTATTGGTGGCGTTGATTGACACTTTACGGTACCGGTTTTTGGCGGAAGAGACGGATACAAGAAAACATTACAAGGTGCATCTCTTATTACCGCTCTTAGTGCTGAATATAATGCGGCTATCGATATTCTTGGTAATGCCGATATGTATGACTTTAACATGTTAGTTATCCCGGGTACAGATGGTTCTATCCGCGCTCATAAGATCATTATGGAGAACGCCATTAACATGGTTGAAACTAGAGGTGATGCAATTTATATTCAAGATTTCTTTACCGTTACAGCAACCGATCCAGCATCTCCAGGTTTAATCAACGATCTTGAATCATTTGATTCTAGTTATGCTGCGGTATATTGGCCATGAATAAAGGTATACGACGCAGAGAATGAAGATTTCGTATGATTACCACCATCAACGTTGGTTGCTGCACAATTGGCATATAACGATAAAGTTGCTTATCCATGGTATGCTCCCGCTGGTGTAAATAGAGGTCAATTAGTTGACGCCGTTGCCGCAAGATATCAATTAAATCAAGACGATAGAGACACTCTTTATGAAAACAGAGTAAATCCAATTGCGACATTTAGAAACGAAGGTATTGTTATTTGAGGTCAAAAAACATTGCAGAAATCTCAAACCGCTCTTGACAGAGTAAATGTTAGAAGAATGCTTGTATACGCTAAGAAGTTAATTTCTAGAGTTGCAATAAAACTAATATTTGAACCAAACAACGCAACTACTTGAAGTAGATTCAAGAATGAAGTCAATCCGATTCTATCAAACATCGCAGTCAATAATGGTTTAGAAAAGTTCCTTATTATAATGGATTCTTCAACAAATACGCCCGATAAGGTTGATAGAAATGAAATGTACGGTCAAATTATGATTATTCCAACCAGAGCCGCCGAGGCATTATATATCGACTTTATTATTCATAGAACCGGCGTTGAGTTTGGTGCTTAATAAAAAAACAATAAAAGGAGAATAACATAATATGGCAAAATTAGCATGAACACATTTTAATTTAACTACAAACGGGACTTACGAACCAAAAAGAAAGAATAATTGATATGCTACGATA